ACTTGCCGCCATACGCCCCGCCACTTCCTCCATCTTCCGTTGGAGGGATCGCTCGCTCTCTTGTAACTTCAGCTCCGCCGAGTCTAGACGGGGGATGAGTGCGTTAACGCGCTCTTGCGTTTCCCGCGCTGAAGTCTCACTCGCCTTAGCCTTACCAGCGGACGCTTGCGCAAGTCCTGCCTGTGTCGCTGCGTCACGCGCGCTTTGCTGAGCGCTATCGCGCGCGGCTTGTGCCACGGTCGCCTGACGGGTGGCTTCCGCGCTTGCGCCCTGCGCGGTCTGGCTAGCCGAGACCGCCGTATCGCGCGCGCTGAAGAGCTCGGCTGTGAACTGCTCGCTCGTCAATGTCGAGGTGGCTGGCGCTTTGACGGATCGATTCGCTATCTCACGGAGCTGTTGAATCTGCGCGGTTGCTTTATCGAAGGCGTCATTAATCACCGTGGGAAAGAACCCGCCACGGTTAGTGAGTACCATAGTCTGAAGGTAGTCCACGCCCGATAGAATCGCCAAAGACGAACCTTTGGCAAGAGGCGTGGTGAGGTGTACCACGCCACCCGCAGAAGAGTCCTGATCGCCGTTAAGCTCAACGTCGAAGTCACTACCGCTTAGCGTGCGCTCAGTCTCCCCACTGTCCGCGGAGAGACGCACGACGATATCGTCCTTCTCGAACACCTTGAAGTTGAACGGAAAATCGCGTTGGACGCCGTCCCCTTTGTACGGCCCTGCGCGTCGCTGTTCTGTGTTAATAGCCATTAAAGCCTCCCTAGTATCGTGTCCTCATTATGCGTGAGCATTCCTGAGATACTCATCACTTGCGATTGATGCCCAAGAGTGCGGCGCGTGCGCCTTCCACTGGGCTATCGATCTCGCCCTCTAAGTAAGCGTCTGTTGCCTCCACTGCGCGGTTGATCTGCGCCGATGGCAAGCCAAAAAGCGTACCGCCCAAGTTCACCGTCGACTTCAGCATCGCCTTATCAAGTTCGAGCTTACTGGCCGCAGCACCGAAGTTAATCGCATCGCTGATCAAGCGCGCACCACTTGGACCTGTCCACTTCCACACTGGCTCGCCCTTGACAAGGTTGGCTGCCGCAGAGGCAACCTCACGCCCAACCATGATCGTACCGAGGTTAAAGCTCACCACTTCACCTGCGGCCGAGCGAAGCATGGCAACGGCTTTCTCACCGTCAGTGCGTTGATCATCGTCACCGTCATCGTCACCACCCGCGGGTAGTGCTGCGCGAAGCATGCTTTCCACAATCGGCATCACCGTGGAGACAATGAGGATCTGCGCCATGGCTTTGGCGCGGTTCTTCTCGCCTAAGTACGCCACCGCATTAAGGTTGAGCGCTGTGTTCATGAAGGAGTAGTAGACCGTGAAGAGCTTCGTCACCTCACCACCACGCTCGACCTGCGAGAGGTCTTTCACTTCACCGCCACCCTGCGTGTCAATCACCGTTTGGTCAGCGAGTTCAATCGCGGTCTTGTCGTCGAACCCTTCGCGAATCGCCTTGGCATAAGCCGCATGCCACGTGATCGTGTCCACGATCTGCTGAACGCGAAGCATCAACCAGTAGGCCGCATTGCGGAAGTTATCGAGCGCAACGTTACGCTGTTGCAGTCGGTTATTCGCTTCGTTCAACTCACGGAATCGCGTGAGCGAGCGATTACGCATAAAGAGTGATGCTTCGTTCGCCTGACGTGTAGCGCCCACAGGGTTGGAGAGATAAATGCCAATCCCCGTCCCAATGGCTGGCCCTAAGCGCGCCACCGAGATGCCTAAGCCCGTGATCTGCGCGATAGCGCTCACCACGTTAAAGCCCAAGCCCGCCACGCCTGCGCCTTGGCGCAAGCGCGAGCTCCAACCTTCACCCGCGATGCGAGAGCGCTTATCGCCCACGGCTACATCGCGCAACCAGTTGTTGAAGAGTCGGATCACATCGGGCGAGTAGTACTCACGGATCGTGTCGCCAAGCCCGCTCTTCAAGAGTCGGCTTGCATCGATCACAAACTCGCGCCACGTCAAGTCATGCACCTCATCGTTCAACGCATCGAAGAGTGCGCTCATACGAAGTGTGAGCGGGCGCTTGACCTTAGCCGCACGAGCCTTCATGTGGGAGCGGTCGGTGCGCATTGCCTGGACAGCTGCGCGCATCATTACCTCAGCACTCTTCGTGTCGTCATACGCTTCAGAGAGTGAGCTTGCATCCGCGTCGTACACAGCAGGGTAGTAGCCACCAGAGACGGTGATCTCTTTACCCTCAGCTGTGCGCATTTGGAAGGGCTCGTACTGAATCCACTCAGGCGCGCGACCATAGATACGGCGCTCTAGCGCTTCAAGCTCTGGGCGCAACATCTCGAAAGTCTTCCAGATATTCTCGACGCATCGCCACTCGGTCTCGGTCATGCCTTCGAGAATCCCGCGGATCACCGAGTCAGTCGTCTCGAACCCATCAATCAAGCGTTGGCGGTTGCCTGCGTTACCGTAGTTCAACGCCATCGAAAGGCGCTCAGCGCGCGTGATGGGGCGATAGCCTTGGCGAACAGGTAAGCGCGCCACCACTTCGTTCATCTTGAAGCGAGAGATAACGGGCTCGAGGATCTCCACCATACGCACAGTGAGGTTCTTGCGGTACTCTGCTTCTTTATTCGCACACTCGTTAGCGCGACGAGAGAAGAGCGTCCACATGATCCCCCCATCCTTGTTGCCGTCCATAATGCGGCACCACGAAGCGATTTTGATGTGGTTGCGCATGAAGCCGATAAACTTCTGCGCCAACGTCTTCTGGTCGCTGTCGTGGTAGACCTTAGCCTCACGCCCCATGTCCTTGGCGCTCTCTTGGATCTGAGCGCGCGCTTCGCGCACAGCGTCAGCCGTGCGCACTCGCACCCCGTTCATGAGTACCGTCTGCTTATTGCGCCCTGCGCTCTGGAGCGTCATGAGGGCGTCGGTGAGCTCTAAGAACTGCTCATAGGTGAGTGTTTGGTATGGTGCGCCTTGACCGCCACGGAGAAGCCATTGCGGGAAGTCGAACACGTAGCCCTCTTCTTGCTGAGCCAAGATAAAGCTCTCTAAGCTTGGCGCGTTCTCATCGACCGCGAAGTCGACAAAACCGAACCGCGCAGCGAGGTTCTCGATCTGCTCCATGAAGTCGCCCGCGATCGTCTTACTCTTCAAAGCGCGCTTAATCATCTTGATGCGCTTTTCGATGAGCACGAGCGCGTGGTCAGCTTCCTTAGCAAGTACGTGCTGGATAAACTGGTCTTTCTTGTGCTGGAAAGCTTCCGCGTATTGCCCATTCTTCCACGCTTCCTGTGCGTCTTTCCCTGCCTTGTGTTCGGCGCGGGTGTGCACCGTTGGATGGAAGTCCGAGATCTTCGTTGTTTTGGTCTTCTGCTGAGCGTAGCGCGTGAGCACCTCACGAGCAGGTGCAGGGATCTTGAGAAGCTTCGCAATAGCGTTGAGTTCCCCAGCGATGGCGCGCGTAAACGCGTCGGTGTGTTGCACGAGCGAGTTAAGCGCCGCCGACCACATCCCACGCTCATCGGGGAAGTCCCCGTACTTGCGCGAGAAGGCGTCGACCGAACGGTCGGTCACTTCCTCATCGATGAGCTTTTGATTGGCGAGTGCTTCGGCGAAGTCGAGTACGTTTTCTGCGCCCACCATGTCGGCGAGTAACTCAATCGGCATCGTGTTTTCCGTCTCACCCTCCCGCATGAGGTAGCCCTTTTCATCGAGCTTTTGGATCGTCTCTTCAGAGACGCCCACGCCTTCGAGGTTCTCACGGTGGAGCTTGTAGCGCGCGACCGTGTTCGCTTCAGAGGAGAGATACCCATAGCGGTCGATGTAGCGCCGAGCGATCTCTTCGGCGACCGTGCTCTTCTCGTCCTTGGAAAAGAGCGCTGTCTCGATCGCATCGATGAGCGCTTTATAGGTGACGCCGAGCTCTTTCTGCAGGTCGGGCAAAGAGATGACCTCACCATCGTTATCGGTCAGTGCGACCAAGCCTTGCTCTTCGAGCGCGTCCATAGCGCGGTCAGAGAGTCCTGCTTCACCTGCGTTAAGGACATCATCGGGCGAGAGCTTCTTGCCACTGGCGAGCTTCTGGCGCACCTTGGCGACGGTATCGTTAGCGCGCTCAGCTTCGACCTCCGCGCGGATGGCTTGGTAACGCTCTTCGACGTTATCGCCTTCTTTGGCGCGACGTGCTTCACTCGCGAGGATATTCTTCGTGCGCTCACGCGCTTGGCGGTTCGCTTTCGGATCTCGTCCTTCTAAGAGGGCTTCCGCTTGGCGTGTTGGCTCTGCCTCGACCTCTTCGCGTGTCTGCGCTTCGATCGTTTCGTAGTCCTTCTCGATGCCTCGCTTCTCGCGCTCGTGCTTGTTGGTGAGGATCTTGAAGTTGCGCTCACGGCTAGCGTAGACCGTAGCGCGGACATCAGCGCCCGCGCGCTCGAAGTCATCGCGGATCTGCGCGAGATCAGCTTCTCCCACCTTGTCCTTATCCTCGTCCGAGAATAGAGGTCGCATACTCGCGTCGTTCTCGATATAGCTAGCCTCTGCTTCAGTGACGAAAAGGCGGTCGTAGAGCGCAGAGACTTCGGGCGTGAGCTCCACATTGAGCTCAGCCGCCGTGCGGTAGAGTCGGACTAACCATGTTTTGAATTTCTTGAACGCGTTGCGCAAGCCCTTGGTCGGCGCTTTGCCTTGGCGCAGATACGCCTCGAACCCGCGCGCGAAGGCTTCGTGCGTGTCGCGCTGTTGGTCAACGCTCATACTGGCGAAGTTTCGAATACGCTCTTCTGGGGTGGCTCCTTCTACGTTCTGCCATGTCAAGAAGCCATCGAGCGTGCGGATTAATTCGCGCTCCCCATCGGTCATATTGCCACGATCGATTGCTTCTGTCGTGAGGCTGAGTAACGTGTTTAAGAAGTAATGCGCGGACTCGTGCATGAAGGTCGATTCGTCCGCGGATTTGAAGAGTTTGAGAATCCCTGTTCCGGGATTGAAACTTCCTCGGGCGTCCCCTTTGTTCTGCTCGAACTCCTCGCCCATAGCCATGCGAGCTAGAATATCGCTCGCCTTATCAATCGGTGCATTGGCTTCTGCATACTGCTCTAAGCCTGCTTTCTGGAAAGATTCGCCGTAGTCTTCGGGAGTGGTTTTTGGGGCGTTCTCAACTTCTTCATTACCAACGATAGGCGCTTCTCTGGTTGCGTTAAATACCATAAAGGCAATGTCGGGCGTCCCTTTATCTTCAAACTTCTTATAAAGATCGTAGTCCCACCCATTGGGCGCATAATCTGTATTAAATGGCAGAGAGGCGACAACCTGAAAGCCGTGTCGAGAATAGAACGTAGGAAGAATTGTATTGAAGCAGTCTAGGCGGCGCCCACCTGCTGCGACGGCGCATAGCATAAGCGCGTCTCCAGAAGGTTCACTTGGCGAGCTGAAGACGGAAACGATATCATCGCCATTCTTCAAGGCGAAACCACTTTGATGATCCTCAGAAAGGAATAGTCTAAATTTCGGGCTACCGTCGGCGTTGGTTTCGAGGAGCTCTGAAATCTCCTTCGACTCAACACACGCGCCGAATGGTAGTAATTCTTTGGCGCGATCTATGGACTCTTTAAAAAGGATGGCGCTTTCGGGGGTTACTTCTAGTTCGTTGAAGGTCGGCGCGCCACCACTTTGATTAATGGGGTGTCTTAAGTTGCCAATCCCTTTAGCATCTTTTTTCGGGCATTGGCGAACGATCTCATCGAGGGCTTGCCGTGCAATAGTTCCTGGCTTCCAAGTTCTTAAGCGGCGAACGTTCCCCAGGCGTCGTAATCCTCCTGCGTCAGCCCCGGATATTGACCGAGACCCCGTTCGTATTGAGTCCATAGCATTTGAGGTGGACGCACCCACTGGCCGTTCAGCTTGATAAGTACATGCCCCCCATTCATCCGGCTTCGCACCGACTTGAATGGCATCTCGAATGTAGGCTCGCAGAGAATGAAGTACTCGATCGCGATAGTCAGCAAACGACTCTTCCTCGCCTCTTCGTATACTGTCTTCAATTCGCTTTGGTCTTTCGCTGGGTACAAGGCTACCGCTGGATCCTTCGAGTACGCTGGCGCGTCCGTCGCCTCGAGGCTCGGCAGATCCTTGTACTGCGCTCTCGCCTTGTTCAGGATTTCCTCGCGGGCTCTCTGCTTCGCTTCGTAGGAATTCTCGGGTTTTGGCGGCGTCGATTTCTTGTCGGAGATGAAGTTCAAGCCGTTCCTTGAGCCGATCATAATCCGGATGCCCAGTGGCCCCCATTCCTTGGGTCGCTCGGGGTACATTTTCACTGTCATGTGTCTGGTCCTCTTGTTGAGATTTAATTTCCGTGGGGAAAACGAGTTGAGAATATAAATCGGTCAACGAGACCGCAAACTCTCCCTCTAATCCACTAAGTGCTTCGCCTGCAAGCTGGTAAGCTTCCTGCGCGTCTATGCTCGAATCCAACCCTGATAATAACTCATTTTCATTGACAGAGAAGCCCTGAAATACACGTAATCCGTTCTTATCTTTGATCGGGTATAAGGTATTACGATAAAGCTCTCTCAACTGCTCTGTGGTGAACCCTTCGGGCAGTTTAATTGCCAATGCCTTCCCCTTAACCAGGCCTTTACCCGGACGGTCAGAACTCACATAAATAGCTTCTTGATTGAGCAGGTTCGCCATCAGCCCAGCAATACGCACCGCTTCATCGGGCTTATCACGGATCAAAATGCAAAGCGAATGATTCACTTCACCTTCCCATCCGCCGATCTGAAATATCAAATCGCTAAAATCAAGCCCTTCAATTCGGCGAACCTCTTTAATCACTTCGTTGCCAATTTTGCTCGTAATTTCATATTTGCCTTCTTCTGGCAAGGCGTTCCACTCGTCAGTGAGTGTCCGATTTTGCGGATTCGGCGCAATCTCAACGTTCAGCGCGGCGCCTGCCAGCTGAGCGAGATCTTCGTCAGTTAGGCTATTTGCCGCCAAGCCTTGTACCACGCGTTGCACTTGTAGCGGATGGCGCTGGATTAACTCTTTCGGGCTCACCCCCGCAAGCGTGGAAAGATTGCCTAAGACGGCTTTAAAAGTCTTCATCTGAGACTTCACCACATCGGGCGTCATCTGCTCACTGCGCGCCCCCATCAGAGTACCCTCAATGGGCGCTAAAGCTTCATCGAGCTCTTGCTGAAACTCCTTTGACGCCTTAATCTGCTGAATAATCTCGCGCTGATTTTCTTTCGCGAACTGCTGATTTTTCTGGTTAGCCTTCCACGCGTCCACTTCCGCTGGGCTCATCAGGTCGGGCGTGCGCGATGCATTCTGGCGCACAAGCTCTGCGAGCTGTTGGTTCTGTCCGATCTCGGCCGCATAGAGCTGCAGGGGTACGGCGACCGTTGTCCCCATCTCGCGCGCTTCCTGCACGGCTTGCGCCATTGCGGGGGAGATCGAGGCGAGCCCGTTGGCGAGCTCCGCATTAGCGCGGATCACGTCCGCTTTGATGTAGAGGTTAGGCTCACCACTCATCTCGCCCACTTGCTTGGCGAACTCGCCAAAGGCGTCTGGGGCACTCTGATGGAGCTGAGCATTCATCATTGCTGAGAGGGCGACTTTACTTGCCTCAGCTTGACGAGCCGACTTCTGCGCGCGAGCGCGCTCAGAGAAGTCGCCGAGCGCCTTGCCCGCACGAGCCGACATCATGTCCGCAGGCATGTTGGCGAAGTCCGCAATCGCTTCGAGGAAGATATCGCCAATGCTGATCTTCTGCCCTGCGTTCTTCTGCCCCAAGTACTCGCCCAAGCCACCGAGCGCGCCACCTGCGATCGAGCCCGTCAGCGTGTCGTCAAGAGTGGAGAGCCACCACCCCTGCTTACGTTCAGCTTCAGCGAATGCTTTCGTGAAGGCTCGACGCGCGAAGGGCAAGCTCTTACCGCCCGACCGCGCGATCACACGCCCTGCGCCAATCGCACTACGTGCGCCCGTGAGTACCCCCGCGACCTTACCCGCGACGCCCATACTGAGCGCATCGATAGCGGCCACAGGAGCCGCATGCGCGCTCGCCTGATCGAGGGCTTGCTGTAAGCGCGGAGTGTTGCTCAAAAACGCGTTAACAGCATCAGCATCGTTAAGGTCAACGCCCTGCGACGACATCGCTTCAAGAAGCGCGCTACGACGGTCGATCTCGTACGAGCCAGCACCAGCCACACCCATGGTGAGAACGGTGCCTAAACCGCCAGAGAAGAAGCCCGTCAGCCCCGCGACGGCCTGTGCGGCCATCAGTTCAGCTTGCGATGCCATTGACTTCCCTGCGGTGTAGTAGGCGATATCGAGCGGTTGCTCCAAGAAGGCGTCCATCACGTCACTAAAGGTATCCGCCTTAGAAAGACGCTCCAGGGCTTTCGGTTGTGCTATGGCGCGCTTACGCTTCATCGCGTCTTGCCACTCCATAAGGCGCTTTTCTTGCTCGGCACGCGCTCTCTCCCGCGCGCCATCAGAGATCGCACGGTCGATGTCTTCTTGCCCGTTAACGAGATCCTGCATCAAGTCCGCCTCGTGGCGCTCATCGCGCCCTTGCTCCCACACAGAGACGGCTTTCTCGAAGACGTTCATCTCTTCCCAGTCTTTGGGTTCGCGCGCAACGAGTGGGCCATAGAGCGGGTCACTCGTGAACGCCTTAAACCCGGGTAACCCGCCAAAGCGTTCGGCGTCCTGATTAAGGCTCTGTTGCACGAGCTCGTCGCGGAAGTAGGGCACTTCGAGCGGGGTTACGCCCACGGACTTAGCGAGCTTGCGATCCGAGATCGCTTGCTGCGCGGTGTCCTGACCAAGCGTGAGGTTAGTGCGCGACCGCAGTGTCGCGTCATTGAATTTGAAATAATCATCAGCCATCGGTGGGCTCTCCTCTTATCGGGACAAGATCAAATCGTTAGTGGGTGCGCTATCACCGGGGATATCGAAATCCTCCAGCGCGTCGTCTGAGTAAACTTGACTCTTCTTTCGTTGTTCACCCATCTTCTGGAGCGCGCGAGCTTGCCACCAAGGACGCGTTTCGATTTCCTGCGCCTTAGAGCGCCCGCCCCTACCTGCGCCACGTTCGCGAACCGTACTGACGAACTTCGCGAGAATGAGCTGTGGGTTCTCGGCGTACTCGCGTTTTAGACGCTTCTTGCCAGAGCTATCCTTGGAGTAGATGAACTCGTTCAAGAAGTACTCGGGCAACACGCGCAAAAGCTCGTCAACCGCCGCGGGCGAAGCTCGCAACTGATCAGCCACACGGCCATTTTGGCCATCGAGCAGGAAGCTCTCTGCGGTGGCACGCGCAGCTGTATCGCTCGGATTGAGGTTACCGTCCACGACGGTCGCCATGGCCTTGAACACATTGGTGAGCGTGACGTCTTGGGTAATGTCGAAATTCGCGTCTTCGAGCACGTTGGGGCCACCTTTCCAAAAGCTCTCCTCATGGAGCGCGCGAATGGTGAGGCGTTGAAGCTTGATCGGATCGACCACTTCCCCCGGTTTGATCTCAGCATTCACCGTGCGCTTAACTGCGGTTTGGACGCGATTAAGCGTGACGTTGTACATGTTCTTGTGCTTCGAGTCGAGGAGCTCTGGGCGCGCCTTCTCGAGGTACGCATCGAGTTCGTTCTTGATACCGCTATCGATATCGAGGTGGAACTTACGCGCGTCACCGTTGGCGGACTCGACGCTTTGCCGACGGTCGAAAACCTGCTTCCACTGAGAGTCAGAGAGATCTGCACGCAGGGCGTAGAGGTCTGCCTCGGACATACGCGAGAGTTTCACTGGGTCTTGCATTAAGGTCGCGAAGAGCGTTTCATTGCCGTAGTTGTATTCGGTCGGATCAGTGAGGGCGCGCTTGTCTCGCTCCCACACTTTGTGTGCCCTCTGGACTTGGGTGGGCGACCATCCAGTGGTGTCGATCTGCTCGAAATTGTCGGGTATGTTCCCCGATTGAAGACCCTTGAGCGCGTCCGTGACCCGTGCATCCGTGTCCGCGGCGATGAGCGCTTGCTGTACGCGCGTCTCGTCGATCACTTTCTTTGCCATCTTGATCTGTTCATCACGGGGCAATTCAGGGTGCGTCTCGCACACGTAGTTGAGCGCGTCCATTTCGGTGAACTGCTCAACCGCGTTGCCGTAGTGAATCGCGCTCGCGATTTTCTTCACGTCCTCATCTTTCGCGCCTTCGCCCAAAAGACCACGCACCGCCACCGTGAGGTCACCGCCCGAGCCCTTGAGCGCGGGGTCGACCCAAGCGTTTAAGATGCGCGCCTTCTCTTGGCGCGTTTGCGCTTGGTCGTACTTCGCCTTGACGTCGTCGGGCAGAACTGCGCCCGCTTCAAGCGCTGCGCGCCCAACCTGTGCGCCTACGGTGTAGCAGTCCTGCAAGCCCTCAAGCGCCGAGTTGACCACGACCTTTGTCTGCTGAGCGCGCGCCGAGGCAAGGATGCGCTTGCGCGCATTGATGAGCACCTTCGGATCGAGCTGATACGCTTTGCCCACCTCGTTGAAAAACTTCTGCGCGCCCTTGACGTTGTCTTGGTTGATGAGGAGCGTTAAGACGTCCTGCAAAGCGCCAGAGACGACCTTTTTCTTTTCATAGTCAATGTGATCAGGACTCCACCCGTTTGTCTTGCCGAGCGAGTCAATGGCATCGTAGATGCCCTGAATATCGCGCTCACGCGACTCTGTGTCCCATCCCATCTTGGCAAGGTTGAGCGAGTGATTATTCACCGCGTTGCTGTAGACATCGTTCGAGTAGTCGTGGATCTGCTTGGATTCGTAGGTCAGGAACTCGTGCTCGTTTTTGATGCGTGTATCGTCAATGAACTTTTGCGCTAGCTCTTTCTGTGCGGCATTAAGTCCCTTGAAGTGCTTATCGATGCGCTCTTGCACGCCACGGTTACCTTCGGACGAGAATGCCTCCCCGCTCTCTGGTGTCGCTACCGCGCGCCCTACGCGGTTCATAATGCCGTGTTCAGCGTTGTACTTGTAGTCGTTAAGATCCGCCACAAAGTCGTTGACCGCCGACTGTACGCGCAATTTGTTCGCTTCATCGACAATCTCGCGCATGTACGCAGGAACTGCGCTAATCGTCTGGTTAAGCGTATCGCTGATCGTGGTATCGACTTGAGGCTTGATCATGGTCGCCGTACCCACCGACACCACGCTCGGCGCGACCGAGATCACCGAGCCATTATTCGCCATCCTTGAACTCCTTATGCCATGTCTTATAGGTTTGCAAGAGCGCGCCTGGCACGGTAGCGAGCGCACTGCCGATCGGGCTAATGCTCGACGCGTACGAGCGCGCTGCACTCGCTTGCATCGCGCTACCTAAGCCACGCGAGCGAATGCCCCACGCCTCACGGTAACCGTTGACGTATTGCTGATTCACGTCGATCTGCTTGATGATCTCGGTCGACGCGAGCACCTCCTTAGAATTGCCCACGCCGACCTTGACCCCGCTTGCTCCCATTCGCACGCGCTGTGTAGCCTTTAACTGTCCTGCTTGCTGTGTCTTTTGCGAGATGTACCAATTGCTCTGCTGAAGCGCCATGTGCGCCGAGAGCTCCGCCATCTGGCGGTTACGCTCTTCGATCTCGGCTTGGTACATGGCGACCTTCTTTCGCGACTTCGCTTGAAAGTACGCTCCAAACATCGAGGCGACCGCCGAGGCAATCGATGCGCCCGCGCCGTAGGTCGCGAGTGTTGTGTTCTGTACTGGGGATTGCGCTGGCGGTTGCGATGGTTGCACCACGGGCGCCGCCATCGAGACCGCGTCCACCCCATCGATCATGGGTTGCGCCATCGAGACGGCATCAACCGCGCCAACCAAAGGCGCGGCACCCGAGATCGCGTCATCCCCGATCGAGTTGAAACTCCCTGTCGTGAGCGCCGCATTCTGAATAATTCCGTTAACCTGTGCCACGGTTACTCACCTCCCTCTATGTCAATATTGGCCGCTAGCCCGAGTACCGTAATCGGTAGGGGATCGGCTTGGCGCACACAGATCTGCCCGTCATCCGTCCACATCGCCTTGGGCTTGACGGCAAGCACCCCTGTCAGCTTATCGGGGGCAATACCCATCGGCTCGGTGGTGCGTTGCTTAGCCTCAACGAGATCATCGAACGTAGGCCCGACCCACACGCCCGATGACTCGTATAGGCGCAAAGAGACTTCTTTGACGTTCTTCTTAATCGCTTGCGCTGCGACCGTCCCTGTACGCGTCGTAATCGCCACCGGGAGCGTCTGCATGTCCGAGGTATAGGGCAACCCCACCTTGACCGTATACGCGCCCTCATCGAGCGTAATGCGCCCGTCAGTGACCACTTGTTGATTGAGCACTGCTCCATCAGCGAGGATCGAGACGCGTCGACCTTCGAGCCACGTAAGCCCTTTGACCTCTTTGGTGAGTGCGCCAGAGTACGTGCCCGCGCAGTCGACGAAAATGCCCTTGTCGCGCTCGCTCATACGCTCGATAAAGCGCACGACCTGTCCGCCAATCTCTCGGCGAATAACGGCGTAGAGGATGTCTTCGTTGCCCTCAGCGACCGTCGCAATCGACTCGAACGCGCCATCGGTGCGGTGCTCATGCCACGCGCCGATCTGCTGTTCTGGGACGTAGGTAAGCCCAAGCAAAGCGCCCGAGCTAGAGACGCACCAGAGGATGGGCTTAGGCGCTTTGGCAAACGCCATCTCGCGGATGGTCTTGCCATCGAATAAGTGCGAGGCGCGAAGGCTAATGTCGCCCGTCACGTAGCCACCTGCATCGGCAGAGTAGGTGAACTCGCGAAGATGACCGCCTCGACCTGCGCAGTAGATCGTTGCTGTGTTGATGACGACGGGTTGAACGTGAGACGCGCCCACGGAAGACTGACGCCGTACCGAGATGGACTCAGGCGTGATCGCGTCGCTGTTCATCGTATCCGTGCGCCACTCGCTCGATGCAGTTAAGATGATGAGTCGAGAGAGCGGAATAAGGTGCAGGATTGGCGAGTTCTCTTGTGAGGCAAGCTGTGCGCTGATACGGTCGTCCGCTTGCGAGGGCATCGAGTAGGTCATGTTCGACTCTGTCCCCGTCTTGGTCATCCAGATGTGCTGTGGGTGCAAAGTCGTCGAGGCGAAGCACCGACGCTGTTCAAAGTATCCCGAACACCGCGGATACTCACCGCGCCCAAGGGCTTCTGCCGTGAAGGTCGCGCCAGAACCCCCGTTGGCATACGCGACCGAAACCTTGGGGTTTGTGTAATTTGCCCCCGCACGGTCAATGACGACCGCCTTGATGTGACCATCTTCAACGATGGGGCGAAGCTCCGCACCCGTCCCATTGCCACCAGAAACGGTCAGTCGGATTGTGTCCGACTTGAGCCCTACGGCGTAACGGTGCAACAGCCAGCGGCCGCGGCTCCCCGTCCAAGAAAGCACTTCGATGTAAGGCTTGGTGTACCGTTCTCCTCGTTTGATGACGCGAAAACCCGCTACTGAAACAGTACTCGACTTCCACCCAGCCCAATCGCCCGCGTCCCCACCGTAGCTTATTGTTCCTTGATCACGAGAATAAGTTAAGATCGGCTCGACTTCCGCGCCCGACCCGCTGTTCGTTTCATCGACCACGCGTATGTATTCGCGAATCTCTTGAACCGTTGGGTACGCAGGGTACTTAATCTCGTCTGGCCTAGCATAGTCTTTACTAACCCTGTTCGACCAGCTCGGCACTCGGTCTCGATACTTGTCCTTGTAATCGAAAACTTTCTTAAAGGAAAATAAGTCCTTATCGCCTACAACCACTTCGCGCGCTAACGTAGCCCGCCCATCCCAATGCTGGTCGTCAATGCCGTTGGTATAGCTTACGTACCCAGAACCACCGTTCGTTACGGTGACCTTGGAGATGCCACCTGCCGCCGCAAATACCTCATCAAAATAGGGCGGTGTCTTATCCAGTTCAGGCGCGATATTCTCGTCCGTAATGCTCAGTTCGGTCGTGTCGCCGATGTAGCCATAAAGCCCACCTTGCGCTTTATAGACGCGATAAAACTTCGCGCCTTCCACCGCGTTCCACGAGACCTTGACGACCGTCCCAGTTTGGTACAAGTTCGCCACCGCGCTCACAGGCGCAGAGGCTTCGCTCTCGAGTGTCTTGTCCGCATTGAGTGCTGTCACCTTGTAGTACCACGTGTACTTGTCCTTGTTCTTGTCCTCTTCCGCGGTCGAGGTGCGCTCTGCCTTGACGCCAGTTGGCGTCTTCAACTGAGGTAAGAAATTAATGTCGACCATGCGCCAGTCATAGACGCTATAGCGACGCAATTCTTTGGGTGGGTACTTCTGGTGCGTGATCGTCATCACGTCCGCACTCTGCACGAAATAAAGTTCGTTCAAGTCATCCGCGTCGTAAGGCGTCGCCACCTCATACGGCGCGCCATCGCACATTAACGTGCGCCCTTCAGTGTGAAAGCGCACATAGTGATGGCCAAACTCAAGCACCATCGTCTGTGTGATCGAAAACAAAAACGCAACTAAGCGCGTGGGCTTGTCTTGGTACTTGGCGCGGTTGACATAGGTAAAGCCCGTGCGGTTCTCGACTGCGCCTTGCGGTAAGCAAATCATGTTCGAGCAAACGGCTAAACCCGTCTGGTACTTCGTATCATCGTAGCGCGCGAGCATGTTAGGCGAGATCACGCCACCCGCGAAAGAGCGTTGATTAATGCGTGCCATCGGGTGCTCCTTGACGCCAGCGATACCAAGCAGGCATGTAGTTCAAATCGCTCTTACGTTGCTGTACGAAGTCACGCGAGATCGCGGCACGTAGCGCCGTCTCGTAGCCCTGCGCCATCGCGGCGCCGATCTTGATGCTAGCCGTACCACTGATAATAGGTCCTGCTAATTGCGAAGCTAAGAGATACGCAAACGCCTCGATAAAGGTCGGCGTGAAGCCCTCCGTATCGTTGGTGTCGCGCGTGTAGCGGATCACCGCGTCGGGGCAATCGGTATAGATCACGTTCTGCCCGCGCGCATCGCGCTCGAGTAAAAACTGATGCGTGTTCTCGTGCCCTTTGTCGTGCACGGTAAAAATACTCACGATGTGGATCAATCGAGCAGGAGCCGCGTAAACGTAGGGCCATCCGTAGGACTCTTGATGGAGTGGAGCGAGCTTTTCGCGACGGATGAGGAAAGACCAGTTGTGCGCCTCGAAGATTTGACGACGGGCGAGGGGATAAAAACGGGCGCAGTGCTCTGACTGCGCCGACCCTTCAGGGGGATCAATGCTCGCCACTGTCGCGGAATCGCCTAGGCGCGCGAGCGCTAAATTGCAAATATCGACTGCCGATGCCATAGTGCCTCTTCGTGGTTAAGGGATGGCGGAGGAGTCGAAACCCCTCCGCGGTCGATATCGCTGAAGTTGTCCGTCAAGGCGGCGCTCAACGTACCTGCAGGCGTACCCGTGAGCTCGACCTTCAAGCGCACGTGGCGCTTGTGGTACGGCAACATCGGAATCACGATCTGCTGAATACCGCCCTTGGTCTTCACAACGTCGATCGCGCCAAAGCTCTTGCCGTCGGCGGAGTCCTCAAGCGTCACCGTGATCTCGGTGGCGGAAAAGTCGGGACTCATCCCAACGACTACCCAGAATTTACGAGCAATGAGCCCAATACGCGGATCTTCCTGGCCGAAGTCGATCGCTTTCGAGGTCATCGAAGCACTCGCCTGCTCACCAGAAAAGAACATCAAAGAAGAATCGATAATCATGTCTGATCTCCCCTATTAAACGTTAAGTTTTGTCGTGTACGTGCCGATCACTTCTTTTGCGAGGCGATGCACTGGCACGCCCGCATAAGTCTCAACACGACGACCCGCCACTTCATCAGGCGTCAGCACCAATCGAGGCGTCTGCAGAATCTGCAAACGCAAGGCTTCGGTGATGGACGACGGCAAGTACCAGGCGGCCTGCGCACCGAGCGTATCGGGAATGCGCTCCTGCGCACGAATCATCAAGGTTTGCAAGTCCACCGCCGCAACCGGGTCTTTCTTCAAGGCGGTCACGTTAACGTTGGCAATACGGATGACACGACGTGGATCTTCAATTGCCAGCCCCATATCCCACTGGTAGTCTGTGATAAACGCACGGAAACGACGTCCTTTGGCGTCATAAGCATCCTGCTCACCGCGATCCGTCGTCACAAGACCAGCAAGCCCCTGTTCGGGGTAGATCAAGTGGACGGTCGTCTTGTCCCAATCCACCAACCAAATATCCGTCAGCACATCTTTAGCCCCCACGGTTTTACCCGCAGAAGCATCAATGACTTGATCACACGCCTTTTTGTAGCGTGCGCCAAAGCCATCAAACTCTTTAAGGTCAGCGCCTTTGACGCCCTGAAAGATTCGACGTGCCATGCCCTGCGCAAAACCACGCGTAAATGCGGCTTCTTTATTCGCGCGCCATTTGGCGGAGTTGCCGTTACGCTTCATCATGTCGGCATCGATCACGGAATAAGCCGCGAACATGGCGGTCGAATCCACTACGATATTGGACTGCGATTTCACCGCTTCCACGCCTTCGTTATAGGCGCGGGCCTGAAGATCAGGGTATTCAGTGATGATTTCAGTCTTGTTCATCGAGCCGTCGTTGCATGCCAAAAGTGGGGCTTGGTCAAAGAGCGGCATCGCGTCGATGATGGAGTGAACGGTGTTAGGGTGCACACCATGCCCTGCATTAGCGGCTTCTAATTCCGCCAAGGTATAAAGCCCCGTAGTAGTCGGAGTGTATGCCATAAGATTTGTTCCTCAAATTAAGGGTTAAGCTTCGAGTTCGGGAACATCGATCGAGAATCATTGACGCCAAACGTCTGCTGATTGCCCTTCGGGAAAGAACCCTCACCCGTGAGTTTGCCGATGTTCCTGAATAAGCGAAGAACCTCCGGATGCGAGACTAAGCCAGACTGGTCGAGCAACTGGCGCAATGCGGGAGTGCAAAAGCGCTTGTCGTTGAACGCCTTATTGGCTAAGTGGCACGTTTCCTTGAAGTTCACGCCGCCCAGTTCAGGGTCGGCTTTTGTCGCGCTGACCCCAGCCGCCAGTGCGCGAGTACGAAGGTTCTGCGTGTCCATCTTCATGAGCGGGCCTACTTCACGGTAGAGCGTCGCCATCGCCTCATTGCTGAGGTCGAGCTTGCGAGCGACTTCCATGAATCGAGCCACGCCAGGATTGTCCGCGTTGAATTCCTCCATACCCTCCACTTGCGGAAGGTCGTACTGTTCGGGCGCGCCGAGCGTGTTGCCTTGCTCTTCGCCTTCTTCGCCTTCGGTTGCCTCAGTGAGCAATGCCTCTGGGGCTTCGTCGGGCTCAGTCTGCTGAGCCTCGGCTTCCTCGCTACCGGCATCCTCGGTAAGCACTGCGTTCGAGGTACTTTCATTTCCCAGATTGTCAGCGTTGACCGTCTCTGCGGTTGGCGTTTCCGTGGTCGTAGGGTTGGCTGCGACGGGCGCTTCCCCCTGCGGTTGAGTTTCAAGCTGGTTGTTATTTGTGTTCACCGCTTTGCTCCTCTAACATAGTTGAATAAAATTCGTTGCACGATTGGCGCAGTTGCTCGACGAGCGCCACGCCAATGGCGCGTTTTCCTTCGTTGAACGCCATCGTGAGGGCGTTCGTGTTAAAGCTCGGCGCGTACACACCGCACGCTTTGAGAATCTGGTAGACGAAGCGCCTACCCTCCTCTGTGCGCATCACGTTGTACGTGTCCTGCTCCTTTCGTTTTTGATCCGCTTCTTGCAAGAGCGCAACTCGTTCGCGCTCCTTCATCTCCGCGAATACGTCTCGTTGTCCGTTCATTTAGTACCCCTGTAGGTTCTGGAGACCTTGCGCTTGTGCGGCGCCCGCCATCATGTCCTTGCCCGCCGAAGCCACCTGTTGGAGCTGAGCCATCTGGGCTTGCTGTGCAGCGGCTTCTTCGCGCTGTTCGCGAATCTTCTGGACGTCCTTCTCACTGCGCAAGTGCGAAGGATCAACGCCCAACATATCAGCGAACTTGCGCAAGTAGCTGTCCGTGTCCACCAAGTCCCCTGCATTACTCGTCGGCATCACCTGCTGCGCCATGCCGAGCGTGGAGAGGAAGGTCGAGTAGCCATTCAACGCGCTAGACTTCTGCGCCAAGGCAAGCACGCTGATGTAGTTCACAGAGATGCCCTGCTGTGCGATCGCTTCTGGCGCAGGTGGGATACGCCCCACCGCGTTGCAGTAGTCGAAGGTCGCCGTAATAAGCGGCCCCAGCAATTCGTTGTGCAGACGTTCGAGCACAGGGCCGAGCATCATCATTTTTTCCTGTTGCATCTGCTGAACTTCAAACGCCGTGCGCTCGTTGCCCGCCGTCGAACCCGCAATCATCAGGAACAAGTCCTTATAGAAGAGCGAGTCGAGCGTGCGCTGATTGCGCTGTAAGACACTGTCCAAGTACTGCAGATTGATCGGTACGTTCACCGCGGACTGCACGGTCTCGCCCTTGACGAGCCCAGAGCCCATGATCACGCCCCCCGGTCGAAGATCGTTCTCGCGCCCTTCAAACCCTTGTGGGATAACAAGTGGCGGGCGAGACTGGTATCCGATACCGAAGGACATATCGACCTTCTGCCCGCTAAGCTCTTTGACCAGTGGGAGCGCGCGCATGCCTACGCTCGTCCCGTAGACGTTGCCACCGCGCGTCACCCATCGCGGGCAAAGCGCAGGAAAGTGCGTGAAGCCCTCAACACGCAAGGGCTTGTCTTCCGTCACGCCGTCCACATAATGCACAGAGCGCCACGGCATATTCTCTTGATCGACCTTGTCGGGATCGCGCTCAAGCCGGGGCTCAACCGCTTGGACGACCGTGAAGAGGCGTTGATGATGGTTGGCGTCGTAGGCATCGCGCACGACCTGCGGCACCTCGTTTCGACCAAACTCTTGAATCAACTGCTTGGCCGTCATCGTGTACGTGCGAAAGAGCGTATCAACTCGTCCTTCGTCGTCTTCAGCGAGCCAGTACTCGCCCACAGTGAGCGTGTCCGCGCGCACCACTGTCTTATCGCTAGGCAAGACGACCGTGCAGGATGTCCCGAAAACGGCAAGCTCGAAGTACGCTTTATGGAGCGCTTCGTAAATGTTCGAGCCTGCAAACACCATGAGCAGAGCCTCGGTCACGTCCGAGAGCCACGCCTTCACCTCGTACTGCTCATCGAGCTCGGGCGACATCGTGGTCAATCTGAACCAAGGGCGCGCGGGCGAAGTCATCCCCCCGAGCATCCCTGCCGCAAGCGTTTCTGCTGCGCTCGTGGCGGTCGAGTCAACGATCTTCTCCCATCGGCTCTTGTCGTGTTCGGAGCTTACCTGTGGTGTGGTGAACATATCCACGCGCCCACAGTCTGGCGCGATATAGTCGCGCAGATCGCGCCACTCAGGCTCGAGCCCTGCGCGTCGTTGCTTCGCGCTCTCGAAGCGCTGACGCAACTCAGCTAAGTCGACGCGTTCCATGAATTAACCCCCGAGCAAGTTCGACCCACCACCCAACTTCGTTGGGTCAAGCTGGACGCCGTTCGCGCCAGTGAGACTGGTCGAGGTTGCGCCGAGCGAAGGATCAGACATAATCGCGCCCACGTCCGCCGTCTTGCGGTTGGCGCGATTGAGATCCTGCTCTTGCTGTTGCTGTGCGAGCTTTTGCTGTTCAGCTTGTCGGCGCGCCGCCGATGAGGCCTGCTTGCCCTGCTTGTTCTGCTGGTACGCGTTGTACCCTGCTGCCGCGACCGAGGCCGCCAAAGCGCCCACTACACCTGCTACACAAGACATTAGAATTTCTCCTCTTGTAAGAGTTCATCTGTAAGCTCTCGACGAACCTCGTCAAGAGTTTTCGCATCCGTGCGGTACGTCATGACC